GCAGTGATATTGCGACGGAAGGCGATATACTTGCCCCTGCCCCTTACTGGCACGCGTCCGCTGGACTTCTTGGCAACGCCGGTCTTCCATGTCGTGGCATCATTGAGTGCCACGCGGATGCCCAGTTCCAGCGTTCCATCGTCACTGTCGTCCTGCGGCGTGGCGGTTGAGATCAGCGTCGAGACGGGGCTATCGTTGATGGCAGTTTCGAGCGTGGCCGCCATGGGCGTGCCAGTGAAGTAGCCGAACTTGTAGGCCGAGTTCATCGCCCCAAAGAGCGGCTGTCCGCCCTGAAGATACCGCCCGTCCCAGATCAGCCCCGCATCTACTGCGTCCCATGTCGCCGTGGCGTCATAAGCATCCCAGGTTGCGGCGGTCTGTGCCGAATAGCCCAGGTAGGTTGTCTGTAGTGTCAGAGTGAACGGCTTATTGTTTTCCCAGTTGTAGCCGATGATGTCTTCGAACACCGTCGTTGACGAATTGGCCGCCCGCTTCCAACGCCACATGACGTTCTTGCGGAACGGGTCGATTGATCCCTGAATGAGCGACATGTCGGACTGATCGACGCGGTCGAGGAACCAGCGATCCATCTTGCCCGCCAAGGGGCGCTCAATCTGACCGCCTAAAGTGTACCTGCGCAGGCCGTCCGTTGCCCACCACCACATGGATCCATCGAAGGCCACGCAGGATTTCGCACCGACCGCGCCGAAGCCCTCGGAGATCGTCTGGATGCCCCACAGAGCATTGCCGACATTGCCCACTTGAATGAGCTTGACCGCGCCCTGTTGCAGCACGCCAGCAGCCGTATCGGAGAGCTTCGCTCCCCAGACCAACGCGCCACCGCTTTCAAGTGGCTGGTAGTCCGCGCCCTTCGTGGTCCAGTTGGTATGATCAGAAAAGGCAGACGATCGAATGAGCCGGTTGTTCCGCGTCCCCGTGCTATCGAGGCAATCGAGACCGAACAGGATATTGCCGCATTCGAAGAACCAGCGCGGCGCCTTAGCATTGCTCACAGCAGCCGCAGCGCCGCCCGCCTCAACGTCATAGGCGCGCATGCCCTGCGTAGTGTTGGAGTAGAGTAGCTTCGTTCCGAAGCGCCCAGCACACCAATCATCGCCGGACGTTGTCGTGAGGCCGCTATCAATGACCGTCCATGTGTCGTCGGCTGCTTTCGCCTCAACCGTGGACGCAGTGAACGCAACGATCTGCCACGTCCCGTCCGCCGTCTGGTAGCTGGCGAGCCCTCTCGGTGCCCCAGAGAGAGCTGTAGCGGTCGTGCCGATCGAGAGCGACGGGAACGGCCCGTAGCCATCCTGCAATGGCTGTACGCCATCGGCTTGAAGCATGATACCGGGGGCCAGATCACCCTGATCCGGCGCGAGCACTCCATAGGGGAACTGCATTTACGGGGTCGAGCCAGGAATGGTCACGGCCGCTCGTGCGAGCTGCGCTACCATGGATTGAATGCCGGCCTCGTGGAGAGTGTTGAGCGCGCTCGCCTTGTAAGTGGGCGCCAAGGGGTCTTCGCTACGCGCCTTGGCAAAGTGCAGACACATCGCGAGGTACGCTTGCGGGGCGTAGGTGATGAGCCAATTGGTGGTGTTACTGCCCGACAGACCCGTCAGCGATCCTTCGTAGTCAAATGACAGGTTGCCCGTGTAGGTCGCCGCAGTGAGGATAGTCGTCCCACTCAGGCAATAGATCTTCGGAATGCCGCTCGTGTCCCACACACGACGCTCGCGTACGGCGCCGATGGTCGACTCTGTCAGCGCCCCATAGGTCGCATGGACAAGTGAAATGGGCCGCACAAGGCCAGTCGGCAGCGTGGCGGAACCAGAGGTGAACGCGAGTGTGGTGCTCACCTCTTTGTTGAGGCTCGGCCCAAACTCCAGGCGAAACTCTGCTTCGGCCAGACCAATGAACTGGTCGGTCTGATCGGAAGTATAGGTGACTTCGGCCCAATCACTGATGGCAGCGGTCAACGTGGCATAATCGGTGATTGCCGCCATCAGACTTTGCCCCTGCTGGTGCGTAGCTTGCTGTACGAAACGTCGTTGAGCACCTTGCTCATGTACTTGCGATCACCACCGGCAATCGCATCGCCCAGCCCAGTCTTTTCCATCAACGTCAGAGGAACAGACGCGGCATGGTTCCACTCGCCAAATCGATCATTGCCGCGCAGGTTAAGGATTTTGGAATTGTTCTCTAAGATGGCGTCGATGTCCTGCTCGACATGGGCGCCACGAGGCTGGCCCTTTTCGTCGTACCCGATGTAGGTTCGGCGACCGATCTCTCGGTCATCATCGAACAAGACCCAATGGAGGCCAGGCGGGTGTTCGGTATTCATCACGCGGCCTCCAGCTTCCAAAGCCCCAGCCGCCGCATTTTCTTAAGCACCTCGTGGGCGATAAGGTAGGCGAGCGGATCGGCGCTAACGGCGATCTGACAGCCGGAAATGAGCACCGTAAAATCCGGTGTCCCGGCGACCCTGACGGTTAACAAAAGAGCATCACCAGACTTACGACGCTCGACTACATCGTATGTCGGCGGTTGCATCAGGCGACGGGAGCCTTGCCAGGCCGAGCTACGCCGGCCACATACCACTTCTCGGCAATCTCTTCGGTCACGGCGATAGTTTCGCCGGCATTGTGGCGCTCGTCAGCAACGGGCCAGCCGTCACGCAGCAGGAACACCCATACCTTGGGCGCCGCAACAAACTCAGCCTTGGCTTCGGCGGCGCTGATTTCCTGCGCCTCAAGCACCCGTTCAGCCAGGGTATCGACGGACCAGCGCGCATCGACCTTGAGACTGAGCGCCTTGGCCTGAGCCAATAGAACTTCCTTCGCCTCCCTCGTATCGGGAGCCGGTTTGTCATCTGCCATTGTGTAGCCTTGGTGAGAGAATGGGCGGGACCGGAGCCCCGCCACAGGGATTTAGGCGACAGTGTCGCTGAACATCGTCGCTTCGGCGCCGCTCTGGGTCACGAAGCCACGGATCATCCACAGGGTCGCACCACAGTCGATGAACTCGATGTGATTGCCGATGGCGGTGCCTCCGGTCGTAGTGCCGTTCAGGGTGATCGTGTCGTCAGTCGCGCCCGGAACCCAGGTACGCGGTGCATCCGTCGCGGAGTCGGTGACGGACTGGCCGATGATCATGCCCTTGAAGAGCATGGTGCCTGCAGACGCCTTGATGAGGTAGTTCGAAGTGTTCACCACCGAGACGATGAACAGGTAGTGATTGCCAGAGCCCGTCGCGGCCGGGAGCGTGAACGTCAGCGCCGCACCGGACGCACCCATCAAAAGCGGGCGGTTGGCGTGAGCTGCGGCAGTGATTGCACCAGTGGCCGTCAGCGTGACAGGTGGCACGGTCTGCACGGCGGCAGACGTGGTGAACCCAACAAGCGCGGCGGAGGTGTCATAAATCGGAATGCGATCGTCAATCGCAACGGCGCCAATGTCGGTGCTGTTGCCCAGACCATAGGCGAGTTTATTCAGCGCTCGGTTGCCCGAGAGGCCAGCTTCGGCAGTCATGGTGATAGTCCTTCAGTTGAGGGCCGGGAGCGCCCATGAAAAGAAAAGGCGGAGCCGAAGCCCCGCCCAGTTGGTTCGATAAAACACCCTTACGAGACGGTGGCCGAGAACGGCGTGGCCTCGGTGCCGGTGCAGATGACCGCCTTCGAGAGGGCCCAGAAGCCAGTGGCAATGTCCTCGAAGACAAGCCATGAGCCCTTGATGCCGCCCGTGGTGGAGCCATTCATCGTGATCGTGTCATCGGTTGCAGCGGTCGGCATCGAAGTGCCGCCGATGTCCGTCGTCAGGTGGATGGCGCCGTAGAGCACATCCGTCCCATTGGCGACCTTCGCGATGAAGTTGTTTGAGGTCACAGTCGTGCCAACAAACAGCTTGTATTTGTCACCAGTTCCGGACGCAGCCGGGAGGGTGACAGTCATGCCAGCGGCGGCATCGCACTTGACCCAAGCGTCCTGATGGGCGCTACGGGACAGGGTGAACGAGGCCGTCTTGACGACAGGCTTAAGAGCAAGTGCCATTTCCGGTCTCCTTACGTCGAAGCCGTCAGGCCGAAGAGGTCGGCAATGACGCCAAGGCCTGCTTCGTTGACGATCTTGAGGGTGCCTTCTGCCAGCACGACGCCGCTCTCACGGTCGCCAGTCTTGGCAATCCCCTCGACTTCCTGGATGGGTCGCAGCGACAGCCACTTCACCATGTCAGGATCGATGAGATAGGCGCGGCGAGCCGTGCCCGAGGTGGACATCACGCGGTTGGGGACAACTTCGACGGCGCCAAGCGGGCCTTCGTAGATGTCGGCAGTGCCGATGATGGTATTGGTGCCACGGCCAGCGGCATACTTGAACTCGGCCACGTTGGCGTCCGACATGAAGGTGGCGAACACGCCCTTGTTGTAGGGAGAGACCACAACCTTGGTGACGTTGCCGCCAGCCTGATAGATCGACTGGAGAACGGTGTCAGTCAGAGCCTTGGTCCACGCACGCTGCGTACCGGTGGTCTCAGCGGTCGTATCGGAACCGGAGAAGCCACCCGATGCGCCACCGCCACCGCCACGAGAGACGTTGGTAGTGAGCCACGACGGCAACCCGCCGAGAGCGCGTGGGTCGGTGTTCGAAGACGCCGTGTTCGTCACGATGGCGAACTCGATGTCCTTGCGGATCGCCTTGCCCTTTTTCATCAGCTCGTGGGCACGCTTTTCAACATTGCCGGCGTTATCGACGGCCTGCTGCGAGCCAGAGAAGGTGAAGGTCTTGGTGAAGATCTGCGTACGGGCGCCGACACGGGTCGGAGCGGCGACAGCATCGAAGTTGAATTCGTTACCTTCGGGCTGCTGGTTGGTGCCGGGAGTGTCAAGGACTTCGAATTCCCACTCGGGGTGTTTCGAAGCGGCCTTTTCTTTCCCAGCCATGGTGTAGATCGGCGTGTCAGTCGGGGTGATCATCGCGACAAAATTGTCGAGTTCTTCCCGATTGCCGACCGCCGCGCTCGTAAGCACGGTGTTGGCTACGGCTGCCATGATTGGCTATCCTTTGTTGAGAGATGCGAGGTAGGCAGCAGTCGCGTCTTCGATGCTGCCCGATGATTGGAGGCGTTTCATCGCATCGCTTGCCGTGCGGGCCTTGGCTTCAGAGGGGTTCAGTCGCTTGCCGCCTTTGATGACAGACGGGCGCCCTTCAACCTTCTTGGCTACGGTGGCCTTACTGGCTTGCAGCTTTTGCCATTTGATCGCGTCACGCATAACCAGCAGTTGCCGGTGGTCGTGGTGGATGTTGGCAAGTTCCTGTGGCGTGTAGCCGTACTCAGTGCCGAACTTGATGGTGTCCTTGCCGAAGCTGTCGAGCTTCTTCTGGTCCTTCAGTTCCGGCATCTTTTCGAGTGCCGCCGACCATTCCTTGGCGACCCTGCCCTGTGCCTCTTCATCGGCCTTGGCTTGGCGCTCCTGGGCGGTGCGCTGCTGGTCGGTTTCGAGCTGGGTGAGGTAGTTTGCCCATGACCGGAATGCGACCTCGTCGGCTTGATAGCCAGCGGGATCGTATGCCGGATCGCGCGGGTCCGCTTTGCGCGGGTCCGGTTGAGGCGGAATGATGTTCTTAACGAGCGTGATAACAAGCTCACGCTCCTTCAGGAGCTGCTCTTCTGATGCTTTGATCGCGGCGGACTGGGCCTCGGTCGCCTTGCGGGCTTCCGCGACTTCCTGGGTCTTTCGCGTATAATCCGCGTTGCGAAGACTGCCCTGCTTGAGTTCGGCAATCGTGGTCACTGAGCCATCGGGCAGCTTCACCTTGGCGTTGTCAGAGACAAATCGCCCTTGGTCGCTGTCCGGTTCGTCAGTGTCCTCGCCGTCCTCGGCTTGGTCTTCCTCTGCGGTTTCGCCGTCGTCCTCTTCGCCCGCATCCTCGGATGCCTGCAATTCGTCGTCGGTCGTGTCGTCGCTTGTCGTCTCATCCTCAACCTTGGGTTGGTCCGTCTGGACTTCCTTGGGTGCGGTGGCTTTGACGAAAGCGGCTGCGGCCTGATCAATAGTCAGGCTCTCGCTGCCCGTGGGGGCATCGATCTCTTCGGTCATGTGTCTCTTCGGGGTTGTGCGACTGCTTAGAGCTTGGTCGCGGGTTGGGCTAAGCTATGCCCGGTTTCTTCTGCGCAGCCTGTGCAGAGCGAATGAACTGGTCCAGGTTGTCGCGAATGTCGTCCACCACGCTCACCGTGGCTTGAGCCTTTAACAGGCTGTTCTTGTCGTCGGCATTCACGCTGATCAGCGCGTCAATTGCCGACAGACGGATGTTCGATAGCGCAAGCTGGAACGCCTCATTGTCTTTGAGGCTTTGAGCAAGCTGCGCGTAGTCGGTCACGCTAGATCGCCTCAGCTTGCAACGTGATGATATGCCCGACAGCCTGCGTAGTGAGGGTCGTGCCGTTCACCAGATAGCCGAACGCCGAAGTACCAGAGAGCTTGATGAGCTTGGTCTGCACCCCCTCGATGTATTGGGTGGTGCCGAAGTCGACGATTTGTGCAATGGCGATGGACCCGAGATAGGCCGCCCGGTCCGCGGTAGCGGTGC